TCCTGAAAAAATACCTGATACAATACCTTGTAAACATCAATCACCATTAGTTAAGTATATAGCCATGATTGATATTAAACAAACAAAGATTATGGATGTATTTTCTACACAAAAAGAAGCATGTGAAGCAAGAAACTTAAAATCGCGTTCATTTACACGATCAATCCAACAAAATAGTATAAGTTCAGGACATTACTGGAAATTTTTTGATGATTGTGAAGATAAGATGAAGGTAGAATACTTAAAACATAATAAATTACCAGAAAAATCTATTTCTAAAGTGAGTATTTCTATTATGCAAATAAATCCATTCGATAACTCTGTTGTAAATACATTTTATTCAAAAACGGATATTATTAAACAATTCCAGATGTCTTATTTTACATTAAACAAAGCATTACAAGAAAATAAAGCCGTTCATGGTTATCATTGGAAATTGGTTAATTAGTTAAATAAACTTATTCATATATTTTTTAAATTTTATTTGAATAAATTGAACCTAATAAATAAGAAAGATATAAAAAATATAGGTTTCTTACTTTACATCTTTTCAAGAGCACTTCTAAAATTAATAGTTTGTCCAAAAAAGAAAACATTCGGTTTTTTTTCTAATAAATATTTGACACTTTCTTCCATACTAATATTTTTATAATACATTAAAAATGCACAAATAAAAGCTGCACTACGTTGATTTCCTGCTAGACAATGTACTAAAATATTTTTACCCTTTTTATATTCAGCGATAATTAAATGTAATATTTCCATTGTATATTTATAAAAATTTTGAATTTCTATATCTTTTCCATTATCATCAACATGTATTCTATAATATTTAATATAATATGAATTGTTATATAACCATTCTTGAATTTCAAGAGGTGCTTCTTCAATAGGTTTTAATAAATTTAATTGAAATTCATTTTTAAGGTCTTTTGAACAATTTACAATAACAGATATCTTTTTATTGAAAATAAAATCATTATCTTTGGATGCTTCTACACTACCTAAAAATAAATTTGGTAAAATTTCATTATAAAATGACATTTTAGTGAGTTATTTATTATATAATACAAATTATTTTATATCTTTTTATTTTATTATGATGAAAAAAATAAATAAATTATATTTATTTGGGTCATTTTTTATATAAGTATGTTACACATGAACACATTTACAATGAATACTTTAATTAACATTACAAAGTTAAATGTATATATACCATTTATAGAATAAACTCGTCAATATATTATAATAAAAATATGCTTAATTTTTATTATAATATGTTAAAAAGTATTAATTTAAAATTAATATAATTATAAATAATTAATGATGAATCATATTATTGAACAAATATCAACAATACCTCAATTAACTTTAAAAAATAGAATAAAAAATGAGTTGGAAATATTAATGAACATATCATATTTAAATAATGATTCATATGTTAATATAAAACAAGATAAATGTGATAAATCTGATCATATTATTTATAGAATAAGTTTTTATAATATAAATGATTACAATTTATATGAATTAATTTTACCTATTAACTATCCATTTAGGTCTCCTAAATTAAATATAAATTATCGTAAATATTTCGATTATTTGAAAATAAACTCATTATATTTTAGAGAAGCATTAGTAGAATATAAAAATATTAGATGTTTTTGTTGTAAAACTATATTATGTGGTAATAATTGGAGTCCTACGTATAAATTTAAAGATATTATAGATGAAATAGTAAAGTTCAAAGGTTATTGTAAAGAAATATCGCAAATTATTATAATAAATGTAATTAAAAGAAAATATTTAATTAATGATATTAATATTATTGAATGGTTATAATAAAAATACACATCTAAAAGTAAAAATTATAATTACAATATCACAATTGTAAAACGAGTCAATACTATTAAATATTTCATATTTTGATGTAATAAATATGATTATTATTAATCATATTTATTCTATTATTTATTATAATCATCATCAATATCATCATCACTACGGCCTTTTCCGCAACATTTATCAAATGATGTGTACAATTTTTTGTTGCATTCATTACAAGTCGGAAGGCATTCGTGACAAACCCAAATTTCATTAGGTCCATAATCACCTCCTTGACCATAGCATTCTTCGCAAACATTTTCTGCGTCGCACAGTTCGCAATTATTTAATCCTTGAACAGTACCACATTCTTCGCATTTGAATTCATCTTCGTCATAATCTTCCTCTTCATCGTCATCGTCATCGTCATCGTCATTGACTGATATAGATGGTGATATTTGAAGATGAGATTGTAAATTCTTCTCCAACTTTTCATCAGTCGGAATTATTTTTTCAAAAACATTCAGAACAATGGATTTCTCATTTGAGTGTGTAGTTTTCTTAGTGGAATTAGTATTATTACTTTCGGACATTATTTGTTGTTTATTTAATAGTATTAAATATATTCAAATTTTGATAATTATAAATTTAATCATTTTTATAATAAAAAATCATTTTTTTATTATAATTCATTATTATTAGATTTTTCAATATATGAACTTAATGATGTTTTAATATTTATATTAATATTTTTTTTTATTGATACTAAAGCATCTAATACAATATACACCGTATAAAAACCAACTATAGTAATAACAAATATAATTGGAAAAGGTAACATCTTATGCTGTATTATTTAATATAATTTTATATAGTTTTATATAGTTTTATATACTTTATATTATTTATAATTAATAAATATTTTATATAAGAAAAAAGCAAAACATAAACCAAATAAAAAAGATAAATGATATCTTAATTGCATTGTTCGGTAAATTTTAAGCCATGCTTTATTTTCAGAAGATGTATCTAATACATTTAACATATAAATAGGTTTAGGGTATAAAATATAGTAAAAATAATTCACACAAAAAGTAATTGAAATTGCTCCAAATAAACGATAATAATAATCATAAGATGAAGTATATAATAAAAATATCAATGACATAATAACACCTATTATTAGCCCTGTAAAATAAATATTGCGACGCATTATAGTGATATTTTTATATAAAATTATTTCTTCTGGTTTTAATTGATTTATTAAATCTTGATTTAAATTTTGAGTATTTAATGTAGTTCCTAATGTAGCAAATAAAAATGCGATGGTTAATATAAAATTTGTCATAAAATTCATATTTATATATTTTATATAAATATAATAAATATGATATTTATATAAATATAATAAATATAATATAATAATATTTATTATTATATATCACAATCATATTATTACATCTTTTCCCATTATAATAAAGATTCATAATCTTTATAAATAATGTTCCTTAATTCATCATTAGATAAAGGAATATATTTAGATACAATAAATTTAAAAAATAAATATTGAAATCCAATTAAAGAAAAAGCAAATAATGAATAATATAAAATATTATATATATTTTTTTTATTATTTTTTGAACAATATTTTAATTGTTCAATTTGCTCATCATCAATAGAATTTTTTCTATATAATGTTAAATTTATCATTTCCATTTCATCGTCTAAATCAGAATCATAATTTATAAAATTTTGTTGAGATAAAATATTTGTAGTACCATTTTTTTTCTTAATTAAATATTTTTTATAATTATAATAATAAATTAAAAAAATAAATATTGAAAATAATGTAAAATATAGCCAATATTTTATTGATTGATAAAATAATTCTTGATTTTTAGTATTTCGTAGTTCTAATCCTTTATTACTTTGTTGTAATAAATAATTTTTTAATGATTCATTATTATTATATTTTAAATTTTTAGTTGATTCATTCAAAAAATATTGAATAGAATTATAAATATTTTGAATATTTTCGTCTTGGTTAGGAATATAAATTAAATGTTTTATTTTATCTTCAAATATAGATGATTCTATTGGTCCTATATATATAAAATAAAAACAAATTTCTATGATAGCTATTCCTGCAACATGAAATAAAATAGAATACATTATTATTATAATAATATTAAAATAATAATATTAAAATAATAATATTAAAATAATAATATTAAAATAATATTAAAATAATATTAAAATAATATTAAAATAATATTAAATTTATAATAGTTTCACTATAAACTATTTATAAAACGATATTTTCGTTCACCATATTTTTTATATTCATATGAAGTCATTTTTTTTATTATAATACAATTATGTCCAAACATGATAAATGAAATATATTTTAAATTATCGTAGTCTATTTTTTTTAGATTTTTAATATATTCAATATGTTCTTCTAATAAAAATTCTCTATTAACAATATCAACAACATTTTTAAATATATTTACAATATTATTTTCTGCGTTATAACCAGCATTAATTTTATATCCATATAATTCGGAATTTCTCCAATAAGATGTTTCAATATCTTCTATTATATAAATACCTCCTTCTTCTAATAAATTTTTAAATAAATAATTAAAAGTTAATAATTGATGTTCTGGTTTATGACTACCATCATCAATAATAATTTTAGAAACTTTAATTTCCTTAATTATTTTTTTAAGATCTGTTTTTTTACTTTGGTCTCCTTTAAAAATTTTTCCTTTTTCATGATTATAAGAATGATTTATATCCATTCCATAAATATTAGCATTTGGAAAAAATTCGTTCCATAATTTTAATGAACGTCCAGCATCTACACCAATTTCAAAAAAATTAATTGTTTTATATTTAAATGGAATTAAAAAATAATCATAAAATCTTTCATAACCATGATGTGTTATTTTATCAGATTTAAATTTTTTATTTGTTTTTAACATTCTTATTATAATATAATATATTTTATAATTTTTATAGTTTTTATTCAAAAATTAATAATTCAAAACCTTCTTCTGTAGTTGGTTCTTCTAATTTTTCACAATAATCTTCTAATACACGTTGTGGAATATAATTACCACCTTCAAATTTTCTTTTTTTAATTTGTTGATAAGATGTGTCTATTGAACGTTTAATATATACGCATTTGATATCACAATTATGTTTTAATGCAAAATCAATATATATTTTTCGTTTTTTAATAGTTCCATTTGTACCATCAAAAATAATAGATCCGTTTTTAATATATTTTTCACCTTGAATTAACATTTTTCCTTGTGTACGATAAGTATCTCCACAAATTAAATGATAATTAGGCAAATTATTTTTACAAAAAGTTGATTTGCCAGCACCTGGCATTCCAACTAAAATAACAACTTCATTATTATTTTTATTTTCAAAATTGCCTTCAATTGTTTTTGGAATGTCAAATGAAAATAAATAATCACTATTTAAAAAATTCATTCCATAGTTTTGAGATAAATTGTACAATAATGATTTTTCTTTCCATTTACTACTTCCACTTATGGATTCAATACATATACTTTTTGAGTATAATAATGTTTTTTGATTATTTGAAAATAAATAATCAAATAAAGTTGTATTAGGTAGAAATTGCTCACTGTTTTTTGGTATAATACCAATAATTGGTACTTGTAATATATCACATATATCATGAAAACATTTTTTTGTTAATGTATCTAATTCATTCATAAAAAATATTAATTGATATTCCTTTGATAATTCAGTTAATTTATCTAGAATACTTTTTTTAATCCATTTCCAGTCATTTTCATGTTGAATCATTTTATTACATGTTTCTCTTGATTTAATTAATGTACCTATTACATTAAAAATAGCAATATTTTTAAGTTTATTTAAACTTTCTTGGTCAGTATTATATAAAATAAAAGAATTTGATTGATCAATATCCATTTTTAATAAATTTTAATATTTTAAATTATGTTTTTTATCGTAATAATAAATCATTTTTTTATTTATAATAAATCACATATAATATTATATTTGAGTATAATAGCATGGTTAAGGATAACAATATTGTTGAATATAACAATATTGTTGAGGATAAAAATTTGGTTGAGTATAATAATATAGTTGAGGATAACACGTTTCATTATTTGGATTTATATACAAATAAAAATCACTTTTTACAACTTCACCATATTTTATGTGCACAGTTTTACTAGTGCTAAGTGGAATATATACACCATTTTTACTTATACATTTATATGTACCATCTTTATTTTTTGAAAAATATATACTATTTTCCATTTTTTATTGATTAATTATATTTAGCAATATTTAATAATATCTAATTATATTTATATTAATTTTTTTAATGAATAATTATGATTCATTTTTTTTATTATTATACAAAAATATATAATTTGAAAAAATAAAATTATAATATATATGTGTAAAAAATATTATTTCACCTATTTTATATTACATAACCTATCAATATAATCTAATTATTTATTATAATTTTACTACTATTAAAGTAATTATCTATGTTTTTTTTAAAATCTTCATGAATTGGATATACTTTTTTACCTTCTTTATTTTGTAAAATAATTATAAAAATTGATACAGGATAAACAAATTTATCATAATAATAATCATAAAAACGTGCTTTATTTTTAGGAATTATTTTTTGGAATACAATAAAATTTGACTCTTTTAATATATTTAAACTTTCAAAACCACCATAATTTTTATTATCCCATTGTGGAATTGTTATAAGTATTGAAATTGGTTCTTGTGAATTTTTTAAAAAATTAACAAAAGATAATGACATATTTGCCATAATCTGATTATCAAATGGTGGATTTGCTACAAAAAATCCTCTTTTAATTTGAATATTATCAAAATATCCTTTGGAGTTAAAATATTTTTCTAAATCATAAAATAAACTGCAGTAATTTTTATAATATACATTAATTGAACTAGCGAATAATTCAAAATCTATATTAAATTTTTTATGTAAATATTCTTTAAAAAATGGATTTATAGCTAATTGTTGATTATAACTTTCTAACGTATTATATCGAATAATTAAACATATAACGAGTGTTTTAAAAAAAAATGAATTATTACTTTTTATTATATAATTATTTTTTAATTTATGATATAATTTTTTATTAATTTTTAATTGAGTTAAATTAAATTTTTTTATAAAATTTAAATATTTTTTATCTTCAATAATTAAATTAAAATAATTAAATACATAATCATGTGTTTCATTTATTTTATAATCAACTTTATCACTATTTATATTAATATGATTATTGATAAATAACTTTAATTTATCAATTGCTTTGTTAAATTTATTTTTTAAATCAAGTTCTTTTATTAATTTTAAAATATTTATTTTATTTATTGTTTTATCACTTAAAAAATACAAATCTTCTTTTAATTGATCAAAATATGTTGCATTATATGGTAATAAAGGATCAACAAAATAATTACTATTTTGATATTGATTCATAATAAAACGAGGTAATATATTATTTACATCAATAGATAAATTATTTTTATTAAATATAATTCGTATTTCATCTTTAATTTCATTAATTAATTCATAACGTTTTATTTCAATTATAGGTGATATATTATTAATTTCATAACTAATTTTTTTAAAAGTAATACTATAATTTTTATTTTTAAAATACCATATTTTATTCTTCATTATTATATAAATATATAAAAAAATCGTTTTATTATAAAATTTATTATATTATAAATATTATATTATGCGATTATGTAATTTTAGTAAATATATAGATGATAATAAAGGAATTGTAGAATGTGATATTGGTGATTATAAAGCTTATTTTAAATGTGAACCATCTTATATTGAATATTGTCAAGATAATTACGATGGTTTTTTAGTTTTAATTTTTTTAATAGCTATGCGGAAAAAAAAAGATATTATTATTGAAGGAAGTATATCCTATAAATTATATTTTAATTTAACTAATTATGTAATGCCAATGATAAAATACATATTACCAGAATTTCATTTAATTAAAATAAAATGTGACTCATTTGATTACCGTACATATAATAATCAAGGTGTTGCGTGTGGTTTAAGTTGTGGTGTTGATAGTTTATCATGTTTAGAAGATCATTATTTTAATCAAGAATGTGGTAGTTTAAAATTAACTCATGTAACTAATTTTTATTTAGGTTCTTGTAAAGATAAAGTAACACATGATAATCGAATTAATAATATTAAAGAATATTTAAAACACACTAATTTAAAATTAATGATAATTGATACTAATTTTATGGATATTAATACATTAGACCATAATTTTTACCATACATTTAAAAATTTATGTATGCCATTATTTTTCCAAAAATTATTTAAACATTATTTTTATGGTTCTTGTTTTACTTATTATGATTCAAAAATAGTATATGGTAGTAAATCAATAACTTCTATTGAACCAATGTTAATACATCTATTATCAACTGATAATACACATATATCGTTACATGGTGCACAATATTCCAGAGTATTAAAAACTTATTTAATTAGTAATAATCCATTATCTCATAAATATTTAGATGTATGTTTATCATATGACCATTATAATGACAAACATAATAAAATTAATTGTTCAAAATGTGAAAAATGTATGAGAACATTATTCACATTAGAATATTTAAATAAAATAAATGACTTTCAAAAATTATTTGATTTAGATATATATTATAAAAATAAAGAAGAATATTTATCTAATTTAAACTTTTACAGTCCATATGACAAAGAAATCGCAAAATTATTAGTTCATGATGTATCAAATATTAGTCAATATTGTAAATTTAATAATATAACAATGCCAAAATATCAACGAAAAATTATCCCACAAAGTATTATTGATAAAGAAGATAAACTAAATAAAAATGTTGCTAATAAAAATGTTGATCATATTGATAATGTTTATAAAAATAATGATATTAATGATGATAATAAAAATTTAAATGATAATTCTAATGATAATTCTAATGATAATTCTAATAATAATTTAAATAGTAATATATGGTATGCTTATAAAAGTCATTGGATTATTCAAAATAAATATATAAAGTCACTTCAAGATACTTTTATTAAAAAAAATAAAAATATTCATTCAAAAGATACAAATGACCATAATTTAATTAGAAAATCTTTTAAAGGTGATGTATTACAAATTTATAAAAATGAAAATAACTCAGATTATTATGAAGTTACATTATAATAAGACAAAATTGTAAATTATTCTCATAATTTTTATTATTTTCATCATTTATAATTGATTATTACAATCAATTATATTTTTACATTCAAATATATTTTTACATTCAATTATATTTTTACATTCAATTATATTATTATTTTTATCATTTATGTAAATTAAGTTAGTTATTTCATAAAAATAAAAAATTATGAAATTAAATATATTATATCTTGTATTTTCATTTAGTATATTTAATATAGTTCCATAATATTTATTATATAACATATTATATTCGCAATAATCAATATCAACAATACGTACTTGAATAATTTCGTTTTTATTAGATATTTCAACAATATCATTTTTTTTTAATTTATTCATATAATTTTGATTAATAATCATTGATTTTTCAAAAAAATTTATTAAATTATTATCTCTATAAATAATTTTATCAATATCCTTATATTCAAAATGTATTGTGAAAATATTTTTATCTAAATCAATTATTTTACCGAGAAAATAGTTATTTACAACCTTATTTTCATCTATTTTTTTTGTAATTTGATTACAATATACAATATTATCAATATTTTTAAGTATTATGATATCAAAATTATGTAAATTACTTATATTGTTAGATATATTTTCATTATCAGAAAATTTTCTTTTTAATGTATTCATTATATAAATAATTTTATCTTAAAAATATATTTATTCTTAAGATAATTTAAGTTAATATATAAAATATTTCATTTTTTATTTATTTGTTATATGTTCCATATCTTTTATTTTATTTTCTAAAGTATTAACTTTATTAGATAAATTATTAATAATATACGTCATTTCTTTCATACCTTCTAATAATACAGAATTAAATTGGGCATAATTAACAGTTTTAATTCCTAAATTATCATTAAAATTAACTAATTCAGGGAAATCTTTTTCAATTTCTTGAGCAATAAATCCAATATGTTTTGTTTTTTTATTATCTTTTTTTAAATTATAATAAACACCACGTAATTTATTTATTTTTGGCAATGTATTTTCTAAATTAACAATATTTTCTTTTATTCTTATATCTGAACTAACTGTTACTTCATTACATGTAAGATCACCTGTTAAATTCATATCTCCTTGTTCATTTATTGTCATTAATCGTTCATCTTGTAAATTATTACCAAATGAAATAGTATATTTATCATCAAAATCATTTAATCCTACCGTAAATTGAGTGGAATTAGTATTACTTGTATATTTATCAACAATCTCATTTGTCGAAGGATCAGTGGTACGTGTTACATTACTTCCAGAAACACCACTATTTGCAGTAGTAAATACTAAGTCTGAATTATTAGATATACCTGCATAATAATTATCATTATTATCCTTAATCAAAGTATTAGAAATATTTATATAATATTTAGTACTATTTGATAAATTAGATTTTAATCTAACTGTTATTTTTGAACTACCCCATCCAGAAAAATTACTAGAATCACTTGAAATATTGATTGTTTGATTTGTGCTATCATCATTATAATTTTTAATAGTTAATGAACCAGAAGAACCACTATAAACATTATCATTAAAATATAGAAATATTTTTGTTTTTATAGATACTACTAATTGATTATTATTTGGATAATTTTTTAATAAAATAGGAGCAGAAAAATCAACAGTAAAACTTACTGAAGATTGAGTTGCAGAATTCCCAGCAGCATCATTTACATCTGCAGTTATTGTATATGTATTACCATCTGTTAAACTCTGTAAATCAGAACTAGATATAGTAGTAGAAGCACTATTACTAGATATAGTACCAGTATAAGTTGTACTATTTAGTGTAAAAGTTACGGTTTGACCATCTTCAACACCAATTGTAGTTGCAGATACAACACGATCTGAACTTGCTTCAGTACTATTTAAATTTGAACCCATGGTAAGTTACTAATAGCTATTGAAATAGATGGTGCAGTTGCATCTGTAGTAGAAGTAAATGATAAACTACTTGATATAGTACCAGTTTGGTCACTTGTAAAAGTTAATAATGATGTATTATTATTGGTAATTCCAATAGTAGAAATATTACTTAAAAGCCGGTGGTGCCATTATATTATAATTATTTAAAATATAATTTTATTATTTTCTATAAAATAAAATAATTAATTAATTTATTATTTAATTATTTTCTTATTTAATTATTTTCTTAAACTATCTTTTTTACTTTTTTCTCCTTCAAATAATAAACGCGGTCCAGGTTCATATTTCATCGCTTTTTCTATAGAACGAATACCTTTTACTAATTTAATTAATCCATCAGGTTCAATGCTACTTAATTGATCACTTCCCCAAATATTTCTATCTAAAGTAATATGTCTCTCAATCCAAGTTGCACCCATACCAACAGCAGCATATGTGGTTACCAACCCAAATTCATGACCACTATACCCAATTTCAGCCATGTGTTTATGTTTTTCCTTTAAATATAAAATATAATTTAAATTTAAATCTTCTACTGGACAAGGATAAGTAGAATTTGTGTGCATTATTACATTCGGATTACAGCAACTCAAACAATTCATTACTTCATCTTCAGTACTCATACCCGTACTTACAATTAATGTTTTAAAATGTTTACGCGCTGCTTGACATAACTCGAGATCTGTAATACAAGCACTACCAATTTTTACAATATCAGTATATTTAGCCATTAAATGAAGACTATCCATATCCCACACACTCGCAAAAAATATAATTCCTAATTTATTACTATATTCTATTAACTCTTTAATTTGTTCTTCATTAAATTCTAATTTATGTTTATATTCTAAATATGTCATTGTTCCCCATGGTGTTTCTTTAATTTTATTTTTTTGATGTTCTGGAACGCAAATATCTGGATTTCTTTTTTGAATTTTAACATAGTCTGCACCAGCAACTTTAGAAAGCATGATCATTTTCTTACATTCATCAATGTTACCATTATGATTAATACCTATTTCAGCAATAATTTTTACCATTTATAAATAATATTATATATTCTAACCTTTTTAAGTTAATATATAATATTTTATTTATTATTTAATATATTTATTATTTAATATATTTCATTGGAATAAATATCATTCCAGAAATCGTGCTTAAATTTAATAATAAATATCCAATATTCCATATTGTTGTGTAATTTTTATTTTCTTTTATATTAAAACAATGCCATATAATAAATCCACTTAAAAATCGGCTAGATAAACCACCAATTACAGATAAACCTAAAAATTTTAATTGATTAAAAGTTAAATTGTTATTCATTATAAATATATTATATAAATATAATATATTTATATAATATATTTATATAATATATTTATATAATATATTTAAATTTTAAATTTTAAAAAATAACTTAAAGAAATAATTTTATATATATATTGTAGTATATAATTACTACAATATGTGTGCTTCCTTAGCTCAGTTGGTTAGAGCGCATGACTGTTAAAATTACAGTAATCATGAGGTCGTTGGTTCGAGCCCAATAGGAAGCGTAAATACTTTTTATATTTTTTATAAAAAGTATTTTATAATAATATTTATAATAGTATTTATAATAATATTTATAATAATATTTATAATAATAATTAGTTAAGATTTTTAAAATTATATTTCATTCAATATTAGTATAAATGAAAATTTTATTTTTTGCATCGTATCCTAATTTAGGAATTGGATATTCACGAATTGCTAATATTTTATCAAATTATTTAGCTCAATTAGGACACGAAATTATTTACATTGGTATTTCTAATTTTAATAATATTGAAGAATGTTCTCGATTTATTCATCCAAATATTCAATTAATTGACGCATCCAAAGAAGAAGAAAATAATGAATTATATGGAGTAAATGTGATTTGTAAATATATTCAAAAAATACAACCTGAAATGGTATTTATTTACAATGATATTATTGTGATAAGTCGTATTTTCAATAATTTCATAGAAAAAAAAATAGAAAAAAATTTCCAATGTATTGTTTACTTAGATTTAGTATATCCTTATGAAAAAAAATACATAGTTAATCATGTCGATAAATTTACCGATAAAATTATTGTTTTTAGTGAATATTGGAAAACAAATCTAATTAACATGAATATTCCAGCTTCTAAAATTGAAATTTTATATCATGGAATTGATAAGCAAATCTTTTACCCAATTAATAAAGAAATTGCTCGACAACAATTAAACTTTCATCCTGATGATTTTATTGTATTAAATACCAACCGTAATAATTATCGTAAATGTATTGATAAAACAATAGATGCTTTTCTGTTATTTTTAAAAAAAAAAGAAATGAATCCACATATAAAATTATTTTTAAATATGAGTATGGTCGAAGGGCCACAACAACCAGGATATGATATTATGAATTTAATTGAAATAAGTTGTTTAAAATACGGAATTGAATATAATACAGTTACTAATCATCATTTTTACAGATATCCTAAAGATACACACTTGACTGATGAATTACTTAATTGTTTATATAATGCTTGTGATATAGGCATAAACACTTGTTGTGGAGAAGGCTTTGGTCTTTGTAATTTAGAACATGGATATTTAGGAAAACCTCAAGTAATTAGTAATGTGGGTGGATTAAGTGATATTTTTAAATCAAATTATTCAAAGCCAATTCAACCATTAACAGAAATATACGTTTCTAATTCTACCGATTTTCATGGAGGATATTTACAAATTTGTTCCACAGAACATTTTGCAGATGCTTTATTAAGTTATTATGAAGATTCATCACTTAGAGAAAGTCATGGATCATTATGTCAAAAAATAGTAAGTCAAAAATATGATTGGAATAAAATTTTAGAACATCTTTCTCACATTTTATTCAAAAATCCTTAATTCACATAAGGTACTTCACTCCCAACAACATAGAAACCTCCCCAATTATCATTTACTGGTAATGCTTGTGAAGTTCCAAATTGACGATACCAATTATTACTATATCGTCGCTGATCTGCTTTTGATAAATTCAACTGCATAATGGATGGAATAATGGGAAATCTATCTGGATATCTTCGCATAAGCGCATATAAATCTTGTTGTCGAATAATTTTTCGTAATACTGCATTTTGATTATTTTGACATAACATATTATTCCATAATTGTGATGTAAAACATAATTTAATATTTTTACCTAATGTAAATTTATTATAAGATTGAAAATAATCACAAGTGCATTTAATTGTATTACATAAAGGTGTAAAAACAAATCTTTTTTCTCCTCCTAAATATCCATGATTTAAAAAATAAACACTCATAAATTGAAAATTTTTTTTAACATTAATAGTAATTGTTCCAGTATAAAAATTTACTGATATATTATTTATTATTTCAGTACCTTGATAATTACCTGATAAAATTTCTACATTATCATTAGTGGTAATAAAACCCATTGGATAATTTATATTATTATTTAAAAAAGTATATTTTCCTTTTATTAGCCCATATTTATTACTATTATTAATTTCATTTAAATAAAATATTTTATCTTTAATAGAAACTATATTTATATTATTATTTAATTTCAAACAATTAATTAAATTTTTACCTAAATCTATAAATGGTAAATTAGGTCCTTCTTGCATATATATATAAATTATATATTATTATTTTAATAAAATAATATTATATACTATATTTCATAAAATAAATTATTATTTAAGTAATCTTATTAAACCAATTACTAAATTAAAAAATATTAAAATTGCTTGAACATATAATAAGTATTTAATAGAACTATTAGAACATTCACAATCTTTATTTAAATTTTTAGATAATAAGTAAACATAATAAACAAAATAACCAAATATTAAATAATATATTATATAATAAATAAATATTATTATTGTCATGTTATTAATATCTGAACCACCATTAAAATTTCTTAATCTATTCAATACATATAAAATATAAATTACTTGTAAAAATATTAATACCATCATTACTGTTTCAATAATAATTAAATAATCAATATTTGTTTTATTTGAATTTTCTTCTTGATAGCAAGAGCATTTTTTTAAATTATTTAAATAATTTATAATGAAAGCTACACCAATTAAAAATATAATATTTATAATTAATGATGATATAAACAAACTGTTTGTAGTTTCTTTAATAACATTAACATTATATAGTTTATTACTGTTTTTAAGATTAATTTTATTCTTATTATTATTAGATCCTTTAACCATTTTATTATAATATATTATTAGATAATTTTATTTTATTTAATAAAATAATTTTATTAAATATGAAATTATATAAATATGAAATTATATTTGTTCTTCACTATAATTTTCGACTTTCCATGCTGATGGGTCTTCTTGATTCATAAATGGTTGTTTCCAAAAATAAGGTATTGTTTTTTCTTTATTTGGATAATATTTTTCAAATAATTCACGATAATAAAGAGATTCTTTATCATATGGTTTATTAAATGTATATTTTTTACTTAATTCATTAAATTCATCATCACTATATTTATTTTCCATAAATTTTTTCAATATCTCAAACCATTTATTATCAACTGAACCAACACCATCCGAAAAAGCTGTTTTAGATCTCCAAGCTATATTATGTGGTAACATGTGTTCAATAGCTTTTCTAAATAAATGTTTTTCCATTTTTCCATTATTAAATTGTTTTAGTTTAGGATGTATATTCATTACATATTTAACTAATTCTTTGTCACTAAAAGGAACGCGTGCTTCTAATCCAGCACCACTTATAGATTTATCAGAACGTAATACATCAAAATAATTAATATTTTCAATCATTTTTATATTTTCATTAAAAAAATTTTCATCGTTATTGGCATAATAAAATCCTCTATAACTACCAAATATTTCATCAGCTACATCGCCGCAAAAAATAACTTTATCATTACTATATTCACTTATATACAATGAAACTAAATAATTACCAACTGATGCACGCACAGTAGTGACATCATAACTTTCTATTTGTAATATTGTTTTTTCAATAGCATTTAAAAAATCATCATTGCTTAATTCAATATTTGTATGATTCGTTTGAAAATATTCCGCAGCTTGTTGTGCATAAAATAAATCAATGGAACCTTTTAATCCAATTGAGTATGTATTAAGTGTATAAGGTTTATAAAATTGAGATACAATAGAAACTACTGAAGTACTATCTAATCCACCAGATAATAAACAACCTATACTACGGTCCGATAATAATCTTTTTTTCACAGATTCATAAAATAAAATATATAAATTACGTAAAATTGTATTTTCATCTTCTATATAATTATTTTTGTTAATCATATCTGATAATTGAAAATATTCTTTATAAATTAAAGACTTTAAATTTTGATTATCAATTGATAAATAAAATCTAGGTGGAAATTGTTGGACTTGAAAAGTATCATCAATACTTTTTAATTCACTTGATATAATAATTTCTTTTTCTTTAATACCTATGAATAATGAACGAATTCCTAAATGATCTCTAACAACATATGTTTTATTAATATTTTGGTCATATATAATAAAAGAAAATTCACCATCTAACTCTAAACACATTTTTTCAATCCCAAATTTCTCATATAAATGTAAAATAATTTCACAATCACTATGAGATTTATATTCATTTTTAAGATTATATTTATTAATTAAATCTTTATAATTAAAGATTTCTCCATTACAAATTAAAAAAATATTATTCTTAATTAATGGTTGATTACTTTCTTCATCAATTCCATTAATACTTAAACGATGAAATGAAAAAAAAATATTATCATTAATTTTTAAATTTTTCGAATTATCAGGACCTCTGTTTTTTATTTTGTTTGAAGAGTTAATTAATTCTTCAGTATTTAAATTTTCTCCAATATAACAAAATATACCACACATATTATTATAATTATATTTTAGTATTAAGTCCTTAAATTGATTTTATTATTACCATCTTTAATTTAATTTCAAAATATGCACCGCTCTAAATTTTGTACATTAGGTTAGTATTATGTTTTATAACAAAAAAAATTTACCTAAATTAAATTTATTTGAATATTGATTTTTTTGATATAAATAATAATCGTATATTCCATAAATAAAAACAAGAGGTATAATTATTATTAAAATTTCTTCAAATTTATCCATTATATTTAAAATATTTTTAGAAACAGCATTTCTTAATTCCCAATATTTACGTTGACTACTAATTACATATAATGAAAAAAGTAATGAAAGAAATAGTAAATTATATTTTAATCTCATTTTACATGATAATATAAAAATTATATATAAAAATATAGAATATGCTAATGTATGTAAACAATTTCCACTAGACCAATCTGTGGGTGCTTTATTTTGTTCATTGATATTAAAATCCCATCCTCCTTCTAACATTATAAACATAAATATTAGTAATAAACCCATAATATTTTTCATAAAAATATTATTATTCATTAATTTTTGAAATTGTTTAGAAAGTTGATTCTTTTCAATTCCTCCTGCTATAATAGCATATATTACAAATAAAAATGATACTCTTGTTATTGTTTTTTGATAATTTTCCATTATTATATAATTATATAATATTTTCAATATAATATTTTTACACCTTTGCACATTTAAAACGCCGAATTTTATTAAAAATAAAATATATAAAATATAAATTTTATATTTTATATAATGACTGATTATAAAAGTATTAAAGATATTGATTCTTTGCATTCAATTATCGAAAAATTATATATTGAAAATAATAATTTGATAAAAGAAAATAAATTATTATTAAATGAAAAAGAATTAAAAAATAAAAAGAATACTGAAAATCAAAAAAAATATTATGAAAAAAATAAAGAAGAAATAATTAAAAATAACAGTGAAAGAAGAAAGAATTTATCTAAAGAAAAAAAGAATGAATACCAAAGAAATTGGTATCATAATAAAAAATTAAAAGAAAAAAATAAAACTACTTAAAGACTTTATTATATAGAAATATAATAATGAAAACTTTAAAAACCACCCGATAAATATAAATGTATAAAAGTTCATTTTTCATCTTTATTAAAAGACAATATTCAATATTCAATATTCAATATTCAATATTCAATATTCATTATTCTATTATTTTTGATTCTATTATTTCTATTCATAAAATAACCATTAAAATATATCAACTTTTAAGATTATATATTTTATATTGTTATCATCATAAAATTCAAATAAATCCCATTGATAAAATTTTATTAAGAAAAATTAAAAATGTAATTATTCAAAAAAAAATGCACGATAAAACTTATGATTTATTACATTCTTTATACAAAGAAGAATATGAAGAAAATTCTAAAAAATTATGCTTTGTTTTTGAAGAAGTTTTTACTACAATCATAGTTGCTTTTGAAAATAATATTAAAAATCATTACTTTAATTACGTTAGAAGATTTATTAATTCTTATTTTTCAAATGAAGATAAAAAAGAATTATATAGTTTGAAAAATAATATTATTTTTAATGATAGTAAAAATGAAAAATTTAAATTATGGTTAAATGAAAATAGAAATAAAATCATTCCTTTTACCAATGATAATGATTCTTATTTTCATTATAAAAACATCAAAGAAAACCCTTATTTAT